ATTAACACTGTAGCTAAATCTGCCTTTACAGATAACAACTGGAAGAAACGTGGACAGATTGTGACTGACCTACAGGCAGTGGATGTTACTGAACCTGTTGGTGGTAACAATGTATTCACTAAGGATACAGTACCTGCATTCTTGCAAAGCTACATGAATTTAGACCGTGGCAAGATGAAGAAGAACGTAGACGCAGGTGTTGCTATGTTGTCCAGCATCAAGCCTATGGAGATGCAGACTGAGGGTGCTCAACGTCAGTTCTATAACGGTGCAATGTCTGTAGCTGCAGGTATGTTGTCAGACAAACAGTTCTATAGTTCTGCTACTATCTCTAAAGTCTTTAACAACCCTAACCTAAAAGCATCTATTGACATGTTGTCCTCTGTAGACCGTGAAGCTGCAGATGAGGTTCGTATTGCCTTGCGTAGTGCTGCGAACCTACAGCGTACTGCCCTAGAGAATAACGTACAAACCATTGAGGCTGGTCTTACAGGTTCAGTGTGGGATGCAGAAGATAAGACATACTACATCACAGGTGAGGCTGCACGTGTAGCACAGTCCTTGTATAAGGGTGAGATGACCGACAAAGGTTTCAAGCTATCAAGTGTAAACTTCAACTTCCCTCAGGGCTATGAGCAAGCTGTCGATACACGTAAGTCTCTTGCTATCCTAGACCGTGCGTTTAATGACCTAGCCCTTGAAGGTGTAGACGATACTACAGGTGCACAGATTCCTGAAGGTGATACTGTAGACATCCTTAGCTTTATCTCCGAAGGAGAGGGTGGTTACGGGGCCAGCAACCGTGGTACAAAGGGCAATGAGATCATTGGTTCTGAACTAGGCATGACTAAACGTGGCGGTAAGGAACTGACATCCATGACCTTGAAAGAGATTATGGAGTATCAGTCAATCAAAGATCCAAACAACCCTGATCGTTTGTTCGCTGTAGGTGCCTACCAATTCACCCCTGACACCTTGAAGTTTGCTATGGAGAGTGCAGGTATTTCTGAGAATGCTGTGTTTACTGCAGATGTTCAGGATCGTCTTGGTATAGAACTGCTGATTGGCTCTAAGCGTCCTAAGTTAGCTGCATACATCAAAGGTGAATCAAACGACATCAATGCTGCTATGCTAGACTTTGCTCGTGAGTGGGCATCCGCACCTGACCCCAAGACTGGTAAGAGTTACTACGGTAGCGGTAACAAAGCTAAACACACTGTAGCAGAGACACGTCAGGCACTGCAACGTGCACGTCAGGCCTACTCTGAGGGTATCTTAACTGAACAGATACCTGATCAACAGACTACAGATCAGACAGGTATTACTGAGTCACCTCGCCCAGCACCTAGCCCTCTAGGAAATACTATGCCTCGTCCAGATGATGAGATGCTAGCAAATGCTTGGGATACTTTGTATGGCGGAACACATGATCCAGAAACAGGTCAGTTAATTCAGTAAGGAGAGAAGAATGGGATACGTCTTAGGTAAACGAAGTAAAGAGAAGTTACAAGGAGTAGATCCACGAATGGTTCGTATTGTTGAACGGGCCATTGAACTCTCTGAACAGGACTTCTCTGTGATCTGTGGACTACGTACTGTAGCAGAGCAAGAGGCACTCGTAGCTAAGGGTGCTTCACAAACTATGAAGTCTAAACACCTAGAGGGTCTTGCTGTAGACCTAGCTGCATGGTGTGATGGTATCCGTTGGGAGTTAAACCTATACGATGAGATAGCTGATGCAATGCGTAAGGCTGCTATTGAAGAGGGAGTTACTATCCGTTGGGGTGCTGCTTGGCATAAAACCCTGAACGAATGGGATGGTACTGCAGAGGACTTGATGAATGAGTATGTAGACCTTCGTCGTAGTCAAGGTAGACGTCCGTTCATAGATGGTCCTCATTTCGAAATAGTGGAGTAATACTAATGGGTAAAGAAGATAGTTGGCACCTGTCCAAGAGTGTACCTGTTACTCTTATTGTGGGGCTTATTACTCAAGGTGCAGCAATCGTGTGGACTGTCTCTATGATGATGGCTGATATATCCGATAACCGTGAGGACATTGTGAATGTACAACAACGTGTGGGTAGACTAGAGGAAGCCGTACACGAACAGGCTGTATCAATGGCACGTATTGATGAGAATATAAAAGCAATACGACAAGCAGTAGAGAAAATGGCAGAACGGTAATGGACCCAGTAACCATCATAAGCGGGGCAACTATGGCATTCAACGCCTTGAAGAAAGGCTTTGCTGTAGGTAAGGATCTACAAGATATGTCTGGTCAGCTAACTCAGTGGGCCAGTGCCATGTCAGACCTAGGTCATGTCGAGAAGAAAGCAAAGAATCCCCCTTGGTGGAAGACCATCAGGGGAGATGTCGAACAAGAAGCCTTGGCTATCTTTGCTGCAAAGCGTAAAGCAGAAGCCATGCGTGAAGAGTTACGACAACATATATCTTTTACGATGGGGCCATCTGCTTGGGATGAGTTAGTACGAATAGAGGCTAGGATTCGTAAGGAAAAGAAAGATCGAGAGTACCGTCAAGAAGAGATCAAGGAAACTATTATCACTTGGACTCTGGGTTCTCTCTTATTACTAGCAGGTATGGGTGGCATGGCCTTAGTCCTATACTTTATAGGTAAATCACAAGGAAAATGGTAGCATGAAACTCACACCTGAATGGTTAGACAAGTGGCGTATATGGCCTCGTATGATTATATCTTTGTATGGCTTTGCTTTCTATAAGACGACTACTTGGTTCATGGCCTTGCCAGATCCTACTAATGCACAGGCTGGGTTCGTATCTGTTATTGTAGGGGCAGGTGCAGGTTTCTTCGGGATATACGTCAATGGTAAAAACACGCACACTATCAATACTACTAGCAACAGTACTTCTAACCACAACATTAAGTAGCTGTGGTGGGCCTCTTAGTCTGTTGACAGGTGGTGGCCCTAACGTAGCTGCTAACACACAGATAGGTAAAGAGAACAATCAGGGCATTAACACTAGCGTTGATAACAGTGTGCGCCCTGTACTTAAACCTGAGGGACCAGTAGAGACAATCGTACAAGATAACAGTACAACAAAGAACACTGAGGTTGACCCTTTTCTTCTGTTGCTTCTTGTGCTTGGATGGTTGGCACCTAGTCCACAGGAAATAGGTAGAGGTATTCTTAAACTACTAGGCAGGAGAGACTAATGGCAAAGAAGAAAGACCCACGGCTTGAACGTGCTGGGGTTTCTGGTTACAACAAACCTAAGGCTACACCTAATCACAAGACTAAATCACATGTGGTTGTAGCTAAAGAGGGTGACAAGATCAAGACTATCAGGTTCGGTCAGAAGGGTGTCAAGGGAAGCCCTGATGGATCTGCTAGAAACAAAGCATTCAAGGCCCGTCACGCTAAGAACATTGCTAAAGGCAAGATGAGTGCAGCGTACTGGGCAGACAAGGTGAAGTGGTAATGCCTATTAAACGATGTGGTAAAGATGGTAAGGGTTACAAGTGGGGTGATAGTGGTAAGTGCTATCCAACCCGTAAGCAAGCCGAAGCACAAGCTAAAGCAGCCTATGCGTCAGGCTACAAAGAGAAGCCAAGAAAGAAAGGTAAGAAGTAATGCCATACAAGAACGGAAAGAAAATGCCTTACGGTAAGAAGGCAACTGCTAAGAAGCCTGTAAAGGTAATGAAGAAAAAGAAACCAATGGGTAAAAAGTAATGGCGAAGCCAGTCTGGGAAAAGAAACGTCCCAAGTCCCTAGGTAAATCAAAGCCTCTTACGACAGAGCAGAAAGCAAAGGCTAAGGCCCGTGCTAAGAAGGCTGGTCGTAAGTACCCTAACATGATTGATAACATGTGGGCAGCTAAACAATAAAGAAAAACCCCCTTGGATTTCTCCTTGGGGGTTTCTTTGTATCTAATCTTGTGTGTAGTCGAGCAGTTCAGTCAGGTACCACTGTGCTTTCTTTAAGTCTTCTACACCATTCTTGTATCGCCAACGGTGTAGGTACTTAGCAATGTTACCTCGTAGGTATCCAATGTATTCGTCATCATTTAAGAAGTCTTGGATATACTCAATACACTCAATAGACCCTTGTCCATAGTGGGACGGGTTGTTGACAGGATCGCTAGGTAGTGCACGAGGTGGATCATCGTACATGTCTACAGTAAAGTCTGGGTAAGGGTACTCAAACACATTAGAGTCACACTCACCACA